ACGCACCTTTGACATTTCTGTCATTCTAAAAAGCTCTCAAAACCGTATAATTACTGGCTTTTTGTTTTTAATCAATTTACTTCATTCTAACGAAATGCAGTCTAATTATTGCACATTTATTGCACGTTTTAAAACAATTTATTACGAGCTCCTAGTTTTTTCAATAAAAGAATTATGCATAAAAAATAAGTTCCCTCTTGAAACAGAGGGAACTTATTTTATTTAACTGTTATATACAGAATAGCACTGCCGGCAATAATCTGCCAAAGCAGCCGCTGTCTTTTAATGCGCTTCTCCTCGCGCGCGGATGCCTGCAAGGATTTGTTGGCACTCTCCAATAAGCTGCTCTGAGCTTGCAGCTCTATCTGCAGCTTTATTGATTCCGTCTTGAGCTTGCTCAATTCTGTCTTCGACTCGCTCAGCGCTGCTTGTGATTCTGCCAGCGCTTGTCTGCTGGCTCTTGTTTGCTCTAATAGCAGATTCAAGCGACTGTCGAGCGCTGTCATCTCCGTTGCAGTCATCGTGTAGTTTGTAGCCGATGATGCCTCCGATACAGAGGCAGATAACAGCAAGCACAATGTAGCTGCAGTAATTGCGCAATATTGTTTTAAGCACATCTTAGCCCTCCCAAGTAAAGTATCCTGGAACAGCTCCACCCTCGCGCATATCCACATGCACAAAACCGCCATCAACGTAGGTACCCACGCCATCGAAAATCTGCTTGCAGATATTGGCCAGCTCACGCACGCCCATGCCGTCTACATAGATATCTGCTGCAGTGCCTTTTACGTGCTGGCTGTTCCAGACGCCGCCCACAGCACGGTTATGGTCCGGACAGCGGTAACCGCTGCTAATGTTAATCGGTCTGCCGATGCGCAGGCGCAGACGTTCCAAACCTAACAACAATGCCATGCTGATGCCGGTAACCGGTAACTGTCCGCAGCAACGGCATGCAAATTCAGACTCAGCAAAATGTTCAGTTAACATAGTAATCAGCCCTTTCTCTTTTTAATGATAGCTGCCAGTTCCCCGACGGCCTCAATGCCTGCATCACTCAAATTCTCACAAATCGACAGCAGCTCCGTGATGACCAAGTATCCAGCCACCAAAGGAACGGCCCACACAGGCTGATGCAGCGTAATCATCGCCAAATCTACAAGCACGGCAGCAAGCACGCAGAGGATGTACACTATGACCTTGCCAACAAAGCGATGCTTCATCACTTCCGAGGAAATTAATCCTTCGGCGCGCGCCGCCTCGATGCCGCCTATAATCTGCATCACAGACGGAGTTTGCCCCATGCCCTGCAGGCGTTTGTATGACAGGCTCATCCAGCGAGTGAAGCAGTCCAAAAATACCAACGCGGTAAAAACCATAAATAGCACCGCGTGTTTGTGCAGCAGGACGGCCAAAATCGCGCCGATAACTGATTTATAAGTAAAACCATGAGTCAAAGTGTGTGCCGCGTTATATACGGCGTAGCGCAAAGCTAAAAAATCCATTTCTCAACCTCCTATAATTCCATGCAAACAGCTCTTACTTCATCCGCAGTAACTGCAGCTTCAACCTGCGCCTTGGCGACTCTATACGCTGTGTGCAAAGCATTACTACGCACAGCAACAGCGGCGATAATCATGCGCAGGTCCTGAGCCGTTACCTCCGCATCCTCATTGTCTGCCGTGGTCCAGCTGATTTTAGCGCCTTCTCCCTGCACGTCCAACGCAATTATTGCTGCTGCGATGCGGTCGCGCGCTTTGTCATCGTAATCGTAGAGGCGTCCGCCGTAGCTGATTGGCTCAACCTCTGCAGCATCACGCTGGAGCTTCAGCTCCATGATTTTGCGGGCGCGGATATTTCCAATCGGCTCTTCCGCTTCCGCCACGACAACGCCCAGCTGCTTCAAGTCTGTATCAGATATTGTGCGTGGGATAAATGTGCCGTCATGCGCCAGCGCCTCTGCCAAATCGTACAAGTTATCGTAGCTGTTAGCCTTGTATGTATACGTTTTCATTATTTGCTCCTTAGTTAAAGATTAATTCCACTTTGAATTGTTTACCGACGTTTGCCTTTGAAAACATACTCGCAGCGTCAGAAGTTAGATTCTGCGTATATTCATAGAAGCAGGAGACGTAGCTCTGATATTGTATAATCGGAAATTCAATGTTCGCCGTGGTATTTGTTTCCATTGATGTTATTTTAATGGTAACATTGTATCTTCCACTTGTTACACCTTCGACATTAAAGGCAAAGTCAAGAAAAGAACTATAATAGCAAAGCATTATTAGCGTTACAGCTTTTCCTTCATGCTGCACGTTGCCTTCAACCTCACCGAAAGAAGCATTGTAGCGAGAATAGCCATATTGATAGCCTTGCTGTCCCATGGTCATAATAAAAACATTATATCCAGCAGCAGTTTTCTTTGATAATAGCAATCTATTAAGTCCCATATCGCTCACCTCACGACAATGCACTTGCCTGTACAACACTTGACAAATCACCGCTGCTACTTTTGATTAGCAGTATATTTAATAGTAATCCGTTAACTGTGATAGCTAAATCGGACGCATTACCTACATATTTTAGAGTGCCAGCATTAGTGATGCTCAGGGTGTATGCACCATTTGCAGTAATATAGGCAGTAAATAAAGTAGCGTCACTATTACTTAATAATCCTGCTAATACTGACATATCTAGCGTAAAATTGCCTTGCACATTATATACTGCCACAGATGAGGACGGATTATCAATAGTACCGCTAATGCGAGGTGCATTATAACTTTCAAAGTTAAATTTCATTTTTTGGAAAGTCTGTTTGCCCGTCCACGCGTTAGATTCCGACGTACTTACCCCACCGCTAACATTAATAGCTATATTACCATTGGTATCGGGTGCTGTGCCGTTGACAGTCTTAACAAAACCACTAATATCGGTTTTCTTAGCGTAGGTATCAACAATGTTATTGCCTGCGCCATCCTGTGTAGCTCTAGCTGCTGTTTCATTTTTACCTAATTTACCATCTAAGGCTTCTTTGATAACCTTGTTTTGTACAGGGTTAGTGCTGGTAGTCGACAGCTCAGCGTCAATGGTAACCTTTTGCATCAGGCCTATAACCGGGTTACCGTCCGCACCTGTCGCCTTTACTCCGTCTGCCAAATCGGCAGCGGTGACGGTATCACCGGTAAGGTCTACCAAGGTGTTACCGCCGTATATAACTTTATTCACTGCCATTTCTACGCTCCTTAGCCTATAGTAACAGTCTTGCCGCCTTGAGCATTGTCGCTCTCGTTATACGGGATAGGGTTAACGGTAACCTGTGTAAGGTAGTTGTATCCGGCCGCACTGTCCGGTAAGATGGTCTGCGCCGTTGTCTTAGGCGTAGCAGTCTTAGCTTGTGCCTTAGCACCCTCGGTACCGCTCATGGTGCCCTCAACGCCCAAGATGGATACACCAGCACGGATGTTTGTTGCGATAATCTTTGCCTGCTCCGTGCTGGAGATGGTTACCTTGCCGCTGCCGTCATGGTAGCCGATGGGGATGCTGTACGCTTCAGCTTTTTTGCTGATGCTGCCGGTAACCGCACCATTGTTTCTCATCTCGCCGGTAACTTTGATTTTATTGACATAAGCAGTCTTTCCACTTAAAATTTCTGCGCTGGCAGCAGTCGCATCGCTGGTGTCAGCGTCATAGGTGCAGGCACCGGTAATAGCCGCGCCGCTCTTGTCATGTGCGATAACGCCGCTAAGCAGCTTATCAGCGGTAACGGTATCGCTGGTCAAATCAATCAGCGTTTTGCCACCGTATACAACTTTAGATATAGTTTTCTCAGCCATAGATTTCGACCTCTCTTTCATCTCCTATGTAGATTGTAATACCGTCTGACATGTTAGAGGTTTCATAATACGGTATCTTTTCAACAGTGATATTTTTAACCAGATGCTTGTTTGCTGTTGGCAGCTCCTGTGCCTCATGAGCTGCAGAATGTACCGTATAGGCTCCCTCGTACAGCTCAGCGCCGATAACCGACCTTGCCGATAATGTGCCGTGTAGCGTTGCTGATGTTGCTGACAATGTGCCGTGTAATTTTTCCATCAGTACGTCACCTCTTCCAGGATGCAGAACTCATGTGGCGGAATAATAGTATCAACGTACCCATCTGCACGTTTGAACTCTACATCGTAGATATACGCCCCAAATGTTAAGCCTTCGGTGTCCGACGGATTGATGGTTAATTCACCGCCCGTGATAATCTTCTGCAGTACGATGTTTGGATTTCTAACAGTCCTGCGTACTGTAAAAGTTAAAACATCATCATCGTTTAACGCAACTTCTTTGCCATTCATGTCGGTAACAGTGATGCTAAATTGTCCACTGTCGCCTCGGATTAAGCTGATGTTATTATCATTCACTCGGAACACTCTCGTCACCTCCCAAAGTTATGGCGTTCACCTCGTCAACACTCTTGCATGCAGCTACTTCTTCCTGCTTCGCCCAGCCTGCCTGCTTGCAGGTGCCGATATGCATCGACAAGTCCGCCATCCACTGCATAACCTGTGACGGCTCCAGCCAAAACACTTCCTTGCTGTTCTTGCCTTCCGCAATGCCACGGACCGGGCAGCCATCGGGATACTTCTTTGCAAACAATGGTGTTTCTACATTCAAGGCAATGCCCTGCATAGTAAGTTGCGTTTCCTTGTCACTGTCATAGCGTACAGGTTCGCCACTTGCCTCGCTTACAAAACCGCCCATGATGCTGGATGCTGTCCACTGTGTAACCTCATATAGCTTGCGCTGCTTAGCGTACCACAATGGCTCAACGTCTGTGTATTGCTCCCACAGACTATTCCATGGATAGCAAATGCGCTCGTTTTCTCTTGTCGGACTGTCTGCGTTGATAATGTTAATAATTTTATTGTTTTTATCGACTACGCAAATCATTTATAACGCCCCCAGTTGTTTGATGGTAATTCTTCCAGCTTCGCCGTTAGCAGCGGCTGTTTGAGCATTAGAACCTTTTGCACCAGCTATGCCGCCAGCGGCACTAACATCACCACTATTTTTTATGGTGGTGGATATGATATTAATTGTTCCACCACCACCACCACCACCAGGAGCAGTATAATAGCTCCTTCCATTTTCGCCATTGCCACCATTAGCAGCAATCTTACTGCCTTCCAATAAGGCGACCTCGGGAGCAATAATTGATATGCCATATCCGCCACCCCCGCCACCGCCAGACGTCTCCCCGGGATGAACATTAGCACCGCCGCCGCCGCCACCACCATTGCCGCCATAATCAATGCCTATTCTAATACGTGAGCTACCGCCTGCAGCACCTTTAGCTTTATAATCTCCGCCGCCTGCACCACCGTAGCCACCGCCCGTGCCGTCTTGCCCTGTTGTGGCATCTCTGTACTCGTCGCTATTTTCATTATCAGTAACCCAACCGCCATTACCACCCGGCGCACCACCTACACCACCTTTGCCTTTCGCACCAGGACTGCCGTTTCCGTTAATAGTGCCTGCTATAACCACACTGCCTGTTGCTTTGATAACTAATTGCTGATTGACGCTTACAGTCACGCCAGCTTTGATAAATACCCTTTTATAATTCTTAATTCCACCAATAGCACAATCAGCATCCGGGATAAAATCGCCATCACTGCCATCGCCTCTGTCAGTGTACCAGCTAGGGTATTTATTGGACTGCACCGCCGCCAACGTGCCCATGCCTGTATAACTAATCTGCACAATCTTGCCAGCATCAACAGCAGAAAACTCTATCAGCCCTGTGTTCCAATTATCGTTGCCGTCTGCTTTGGTTGCATAATCGGGGCGGAACTCCCCCGCTGCAGGAGTTGCCGCAACCTCGGTCAATGCTGATGCAGTGACTGCACCTGTTGAGCTGTCTACCCATACTGCTCGGATGTTGCTCGGGTCCTGCTTCTCGGGAACCTCATTCAGCCTTATCACATAGGGCGATACGCTTGGAATGATATGCGTTTCCGTCAAATTGATGTAGGTTGTTGTTCCTCCGTCACCTACAAACGGATTGATTCTGATATTGCTAGGTTCGCTCATTTACTTGCCACCTTTCCTGTTTTATTTGTTGCCTGCTGCAGCAATTCATTGTTACGTGCATTGCGCTCAATATCCAGCAAATACTTGCTGATGGGAGGTGTCGGAGGCTCTCCAAGCTCCATATCACACGTAATGCCCTTATCACCGCTGACAGTGTATTTCAGCTTGGTGATTGGATATTTACGAGCCTTGCCGTCTGTGTCTGTGATTAACGCTTGCCCATCTACAGACAGCCTGCGCACCCAGAACACACCATCAGGCTTCGGGTAGTTAAGCTCTACACCGCCCACCTTGGCAGACAGCTTAGGCTCTTTCGCCTTGTCAAGCTCTGACTGTCCCCAACGTGTAGCATCTGCGGCCGTGTACGCTGTTGGCAACGTCCATACCGCCTCACTGATGCCGTATGCCTGTTGGCTTGCTTTATCCTCAACAGTCGCAAGCCAGCTTTCGCCTTCTGCATCCACGTCTGCGCCCTTGATTCGAGCGTAATTAACGATTTTGCTTATATCCTGCTCGGGAAGAAAACTATCAAGATGTACCCCCACCCAAAAGCGGGCCTCTTCGTTAATTTCATCGGTGCGTGGTTTGAAATAAAATTCATGGTATTCATCTACCCCGTATACGAAGTCCGTCGCAAATTCGCTAAGCTGTTCTAGGGCTTCTTTTGCGCTCACGCCGTCAAAAACAATCTTACTAATACGATAACCTACGTTATATATTTTGCTTCGGTTAAGCACAATGCCAGTCTTGCGCTCTGCCTGCCTGCATATATCTCTTACAATGTCGGCTATTTCCATGCCAGTGTATTCGGAAAAAATCAGCACCTTGCTGAGCCTCTCGAAAAAGCCGTGGCAGGTAATTTTAAAATCCGTAGCAGTACCGCCGCTGTCAGGCCTCGTCAGTACCTGCCCACTGTACCAAGGGCGTTTATCACCGAACAAATAAATGTCTACACGCTGGCCGTACATGATTTCCGTAAATGCCGGAAACTGCTTAAATGTCATCGTGCAACTGCCGCAGCCGTTTTTGCCTAGCTCGAATTGAAGCTGTGCAAAGGGATTGCCTTCGATGCCGTTGGAAAAAATAGCTGTTTTCGTGCTGTCTTTGTTATAAAAAACAACTTGTACGCTGTTGGGGATATAGACAACATCACTTGTAGTGCCACCACCCGTACCGCCACCGCCTGTACCACCGCCAGTGCCCTTCTTCTTCTTGCCTGCACCCCATACGAACGAGCCATACAGTCGCGAGCCATATAAAATGTTCATGCTAACCACCTGTTTCGCCATTGTATAACAATCTTGCCGATGCTACTGCCTTTTATTTCGTAGTTGTTTGTTCCAGGCTTAGCCGTCAGAAAATGGCCGCTGAAAGCATTTATGGCATTGTATGTATCTCTACGCACAGTGCCCGCTTTCGTATCAACAGTAAGCATCGCAGGCCTTGTAAGCAACGTATCTGCGACACGCATTATCTTTCCGGTTTCCACGTGCCTTACAGTAATGTCCGACAACGTCTCACGAGGAATAATTGTAATCGTCAACGGTGTATCAACAGAGCCCATGTTAACCACTGTTACCGTTGCCCCTCCATCATCATTTATGATAGGGCCTGCCTTGCTGTTTTCTTCGTCGGCATATCTAAACGGGTCGGCCAGCAATAATGTAACATCGACGTCAGCCTTTACCCCTTTATAGCCTTTTATCCATTTCGCCGCACAGGATGCCATACACGCCACATTATAATAGCCGTCGCAGGTCGACAGCTTGTAGTCGCGTTGGTAAAAAATCCTTAACAGCTCATTAAGATTTTTATTGTAATCAGCTTGATTTGTGCCACTGATTAAAAACCCCAGCTTAATCTTTTTCCCGTCAATATAGCCGTCGCCTGTAATGGTAGAGCCGTGGCTATACCCACGCTTTTCGGCTTTCGCTCTGACTGCTAAATCAGCATTATCTTCAAGGCTGTATTGGTACGGTAATTGCTTTCCGTTGACAATGAGCGGATACGTTATTTTCGCCGTGTATTTAGCTCTTTGCTTTGTCATACCTTTACCCCCTCATACCTGCCGCAAGACTGTATTCAAAGTCTGACATTAAACTATCGTAATCGGTCCCATTGTTGATATCGCCGTAGTTATTAAATTCAACCACAGCCCCAGCACTGCCACCGCCGCCAATACTTACTGCCCCACCTACTGCATAGCCATTATTCAAAGCATTCAGCAAGGGCAGTCCTAGCCTGCGTACAGCCTTAGCATTGATAACATACTCGCCATTTGAAAGCATTGCAGGTATGCTATCGCTTGTGCCCGTGCCTGCACCAAACACGGGGCCACCATTTGCCTTCTGCATAATGTTGCCAGCCGTGATACTGCCCAAACCAGCTGCTGTCATTGCCACTGTCGCCGCTGCATATGCTGGCGGACCTGCTATCGGGCCAAGTGTAGCAATACTCTTTTGAACCGCCGCAGGGACGGCCGCTGATGCTTCTTTCGCACTGTTTGCCGCATTCTCTACGGCTTGCTTTTTGCTCAACAGCTTCTCCAACACAGCCGCTGCCTGCTTCTTAATCATGAACTGTATAAACATATTGACAATGCTTTTCGTGATGTCCTTAAACACATCTGACAGCTTGCCGCCCTCTGTGATAACATCAGCAATGCCACTTGCAAGCTGATTCTTAATTGTCTCGCCTGCCTGCAGTTCAAAATCAAGCATGTTCTGTTGGCTCTCCATACGCCAATCAAGTAACTGTTGCCGTAGTTCCTGTTCCTGCTGAAGGGCAACCATTTTTGCCTCCTGCTCGGAATTGAGATACTCCAGGAACTTTTCCCGTTCCTGCTCATTGAATGCAGCATTCATATCGGCCTTCGCTGCCTGCAGTGCTGTCTCAAGGCTGATGCTCTTTTCGTATGCCTGCTGGTCAATAGCATCTTTCAATGCCTGCTCTTGCGCAAGGCTCGCCGCATATAACGCGTTTCGCTCATCGTACAATGCTTTTGCTTTGGCTATGCTTTCCGCATTGCCTGTGCGCTCTGCGCTTGCTCTCAACGCCTCTGCTTCCTGCACCGCCTGCAGCTGCTTGCTCAACATCTCGTCAACAGCCTTCATCCTTGCCTGCTTCTCTTGGTCAATCTTCGCAAAGACTTGGTCGCTGCCCTTTAGGCCTGCAGTCGCTATGTCTAAGCTCATCTTGTCGAAGTCCTCTTGCAAGTCCTTTGTCGCCTTGCCTGCTCTGGTCAAGGCTTCCGAAACTCTGTTGACTTCGCTTTCGAGCTGGCCAAAACCTCTACTGCCACCGCTGCCTCCACTACCTACAGAACCTACCTTCGGGACTGCTAACCCCGATAAATTTACAGTGCCTTTCGGCTTCTTCGGTGCTGTGGCTTCCTCTGCTGGGGCGATCGTCTTGCCTTGCACCTGTTTCGGCGCAGTCTTAAATACTTTGCTGAGAAAATCACAAGCCTTCTGTGCAAAATCCCTAAAATACTTCAAAGCATTATTCAGCCAGGCTCTTAAATCGTTCACCCACTCAGGGCAGTATCCTGCGAACTTATTAAACATATCGCCGACCATCTCAACAGCTCCGTCTGCCATTGCATGAATAAGCATCACGATGCCTTCAGCCATCTTTATAACAGCCTGCAGGACTATGTTCACCGCTATTGTTACGGCCTGTACTAACTCGTCCCAATACACAACAACAACGCCAATGGCAGCCCCCACCAATCCCAACGCACCAATAACGGGGAGGCTCACACCGATAAACGTTGCCATTGCTGCAGCTGCAGCAATCAATCCACCGACAAGCACAGTACCTAACACTGTACCAACCGCCGCAATGCTTGCTACAAGGGCAGGAGGAACGCTGTCCTTGATAACATCTGTAAAGCTCTTTCCTGCATCCCTGCCAGCCTGCAAGGCCTGTGTGAAATTGCCCAGCTCTGTGCCTACACTCTTTAAAACCGCCTTAATATCAAACCCATCTACAAGATAATCGCCAATCACAGCCGCAGTAATGCCTACTGTTTCTTCAATGTTGGCGCAAAGGCCTGTAATCTCTTCAGCAGTTTTGGCCATCATACCACCATAAGTATCATTCATGCCGTCGGTCAAAACCTTTACGGCCGTCAAGCTGTCAATCATGCCACGCTCTGTCATCTCTTTAATTTCTAAGATGCTCTTGCCGGATGCTTCGGCCAACATTCCCCAAGCATCAATTCCGGCATTAGTGAGCTGCATAATGTCTTGCGTCTTAAGTGTGCCGCTAGTCCTAATCTGTCCCATTGCATAGGCTATCTGCTGAACACCTGCAGTTCCCTTGCCTAAACCGGATGCAGCATCACCCAACGTGCGCAGGGTAGGGATAATCTCTTTCGCCGTGAAGCCAAACGCCATCAGTTGCTGGCCTGCCTGTACAACACCAGGAACGTCAAACGGAGTATCAGCCGCAAACTTCTGCAGGTCTTTCATCATCTGCGTGCCCTTGCTGGCACTCTTAAGCATTGTCTGAAATGCTATCTCGTATTGACGCATTTGTGCTGACGCCTTGATGCAAGATACGCCCATGCTGACAATTCCCTTGGCAATATCAGCAATAAAATTGCCCACCTGCACAGCTCCAATAGCATTTATGGACTTGTTCACGCTGTCAAGAGCCTTGCTTGCCTTGCCGCATGCAGTGTTGACCTTTGTTGCGCTGTCCTTTACCCTGTTGGCCATATCGTCAAACTTCTTGCCTGCGTTGCTGGCCTTGTTGCCTGCATTGTCAATCTTCGCACCTGTATCGCTCGTAGCTTTTGCCGCTCCCTGCATCGCCTGCTCAAATCTCGAACTGTCTGCAGTAATCTCAACTTTAACTTGCTTAGCCATCGCTCTCACCCCCTCCATATAGCTCGTCAAGAAATGCACGATCATCATCGGTTATTCGCCCGTCAAATCGCCCATCACTGAATATATCTTTTAACTTCAAAGTCTTTTTCGAGGACTTGCCTGCATAATTCGCAATATATACTGTCACCAATGCGGCCAGCATATTTTCCTGCTGTTGCCGTCTCCACCTGTACCCATTCCAGATGTTTATAACATCTGTCGGCGTCATGTATGCACATTCTTCGGGAGTCTTTTTCAGAATGGCGTAGAAAATCCATTCTACTTTAGAAAGCCACTCTGAAAAAGAAATTACTTCCCCTCGGCTTCTTCTTCCTTATCTTCCAGAGCAGTCAAAATCTCATCGAACGGGCCTCTGTCACTCACTACCAGGCCACAAATACCCAACGCCGCCAACATTCTCAGTCGCAGGTCAATCATGCCGTTTTCTACCTCGGCACAATAATCCGCAATCCAGCTATCCAGCTTGTTGCGGCTGATGCCTCTTTCATACACCTTCAACGAGCAATATAGGCAGGCAATAATTTCAGTGACGCTCCATTGCTCTTTCTGCATCAAAGAAAAAACATTATGGCTCGGCAACATTGCCTCCAGCTCTTCCAATGCTCCAATGGTAAATTTCGCTTCTCGCTCTTCTCCGCCAATGTTAATATTTACGCTCTTTTTAATCATTTGTCATTCCTCCTAAAAAATAAAAGGGCAGTATAAAAATATACCGCCCCCACCATTAGCCTCTCGGGTCTTCCATTGCATCCTGCGTCTTCGGAGCACCTTTGCCCTTCAAAGTGACGCTCAGAACCGCTGCATCATCATGAGCTGCAGTTTCTTCCATGCTAGTAATGCTATACCAATTAATGACGCTTCGGCCGCCCTTGCTCCATCTCAGCAGGTGTACAGGCTCGTCAGCTTCAAACGCTGCCCATAACTCTTTCACTGCTGGCTCGGTAGGCTTTACAATCAGCTCTACAGTAAGCTCGGTACTCTTCACGCCTGCTTCTGCATCGCCATAGCCGCCGCTGGTCTTATCGGTCAGGTCAATCTCTTCAGCACTTGCGCTATAATCTGCGCTGCGCTGGCCACCAAGCAACGTCCACTTCGGGCTCTCTTCGCTTGCAGCCTCTCCATAATTGAGGAACACAAGCACATTCTTGCCTAACAGCTTCTCGCTGGTACTTTTCATCTTAGGTCGTACAGCCACCATGTTATACCTCCATATCATATTCGACTTGATATTCCAACAGCATCGCTACCGCCTTTGTATTGTTGGCCACTGCCCCAAACACAATACGCTTGACTAAGCCGTTGTCAATCATGCCACCTAAATCGTTATTATGCAACACCTCAAACAGGGTGTCGCTCAAATCATCAATATCAGTTATTCCGTTAATATCCAGCACATAAATGCTATAAACTGCCGTTGCTGTGCATAGATCATACGCATCTTGCTCAAAGGTAACCTCATCGCAAGAAATTGTACCCTCAACACCTTTGCCAGCGGAAGCACCTACGATATTAACGTTCCACTTTACGCCCGGCACTGCTTCCTTGATAATGTCAGCAAGTGCATTTGTAACTTCTCTCGCTCTGCTCATCGGTTAACCTCTCATAAGGCTAATGGTAGCACGGCTAGTGCCACCTGCACCCGTAAAATCATTTGCGTTAATCATGCCAGCCAGCATCTTTACTTCCTTGCCATACAGATCGGCCTTCTGTGCAAATACATCATCATGCCTGCTTCCGTCAAATGTCACGCTTGCATCTGTGCCAACACTGGCCACAGCACGCACATAACAGGCGTAGGCAACGCCCAAACGCTTCACGTTATGACTTATAGGCTGTTGTATCTGTGCAACGCCGTAGCGCGCCGCTATGCTCTCCAGATATGCATTTGCTTCATCAACATCTTCTTGCGTGACAAGCAAAACCCTGTCGGCAATGTTATCAAGTGTAATAATCTCCACTACAAGCCCTCCGCTAAATTATCAAGTGCTATCTGAAAACGCTTTTCTATCTTCGGCAGTTCCTTTTCTGCGGCCGAATACAAAAACTGGTCGGCCTTTATGCCAGGGTGTCGCACCTTTTTTGCAAAGATGAACTCGTTACCATTCACCCATCTTAAAGCCTTCTTACTTCGTGGCACTATGTTATGCGCCTTCGTGCCTTCATGCAGGAATACGCCGTAGGGGACTGCTGGGGACAGGAATATTTCTGCCCGTGCATCCTCCACCGCAGTTTCTACACCCGAGCGTTCCATATTGCCCGACCTTGTTTTGTATCTATGATGAGTGGCCGCATGCTCTTTAATGTCACGTGCGGCCATCTTCATTTGAACTCGAACCATCTGCCGAACCTTTTCCGGCGCTGCTTCAAATGCCTTGACTAATTTTTCAAGGTCACAGTCAAGCTTCAGCTTCATCTTTCACGGACTCTTCCTGTGCAGGCTCTTTCTTCACGGGCTCTTCACTGGCCTTGTCGGCACGCTTTTTCGGTGCTTTGCACTCTTTATAGCCGCTGCCTTTGAACGCTGCAATCTGAACATCATTCTTCAGCTCTAAAGTTTCTTTGCCGTTAGTTAACCACATAAAGCTGTCCCTCCTTATTCGTGAATGTGTTTGTAAATTGCCACTGCTTTGTTGGCCAGGATGAATGCATCATAGTAAATGCGGCCTTCAACCAATGCACCATTGATGCCAGGCGGGTTATCGTGAATCTTGTACTCCGCAAGTTTGATGGGCGCACAGCATGCAACTGGATGGGTGATAATAAAATCAGTGTTGGTAGGCATATAAGAGCTGGGTACGACAATAATTGCCACACCATCCACCATGCCGACCTGACCTTTAACAAGCATGTCCTGCGCAATGTCGGATGCCTTCACGAAGGTAGAATCCAGTTTGATGGCCTTATAAAATGCAGGGGTAACATATGCAATGCGGCCTCCCAGCGGTGCTTTTGCATCGGTCAGCGCAACTTGACCATCAAGCAATGCGGAATATGCATTTTTCTCGGTGATGGCCGCAGCGGTAGAGGTTGTACCTGCACCTGCAGCAATCTTGCTCAGGCGGTAAATGTCAATCTCAGGAATAACCTGCTCATCAATCTGACGAGCCAATGCCTTGCCTGCTTCTTTCAGCATCAGCTGGTCGGTTAAATTGCCTTTGTCAATGGTGAAGGTAAATGCACGGTCACGGGTAAGCGTCAGCTCCTGCAAGCTGTCCTCCAGCTCTTTCGGAGTGCCATAACGGTTCGCACCGGAACGAGTGTAGTCCCCCAGTGCAGTGGTCGGGATGGAATAAACCTTTACAGTCTTCACGCCCTCGAAACTGTAGTCATTGTTTACTGCCGGGGTAGTCACTGCGCCTAGCTTAAATTTTTCGTCAATCTTGGTAGAATACTTTTCCGCTAAATTGATAGCCATAATAAAAAATCCTCTCTTTCGTCATTAAGAATTAAAGCCATTGAGGAACGGATCATCAGAACCACCGCCACCGCCATTGCTGCCGCCACCGCCTGCGCCATTGGCCTTAACTGCCCAGCTGTTCTCCTTCAGCCAGCCATTAACACCATCTTCCAGGCTGATTTCTTTGCCATCAGTACCGGTATAGGCAAGGCTTTCATCATCTTTGACAACGATACTGCCTTCCAGCAGCTTAGCCATGTTCTGCGGGCTCGCAGCATTGCCCTTGGTCAGCAGCTCTACAGTCTTAGCCATCTTCATGCCATCAAGACGCTTGGTCTTTTCGGCCTTAGCGGTTTCGGTCATCTCAGCCAGCTGCTTAGTGACCTTGCCAACCTGCGCGGTTAAGTCAGTAATCTGCTTTGCGACCTCATCAGGCTTTTTGCCGCCCTGGGCAAATTGGTCTAATGTAGTCTTAAGTCCCTTGGCTTTGTCTACCACATCGTCGCCATCTGCCAAACCAATAGCCTCCAAGATGCTTTTCAGCTTTGTCGCACTCTGCTCTCCTGCCGTGCGGTGCTTCTTAGCCTCGTTGTTGAGAGTGTTGATTTCGCCCTTGATAGCAGCGATGAGGTCAGCACCGTTCTCAACTTTTTCCAGTGCTTCGTAAACCTGTTTCATTTCCATTTCTGATACCTCCATATCATGGGCCTCCGCCCTATATTGTGCCCTCTCCTGGGCAATAAAAAAGCACGCTGTTACACGTGCTTGATTAACGATGTTATTTTAATAATTTACGATATCGCTGTCAGTCTGCTAAATAAGCTAATCCCAAAACGGCAGCTACAAGCAATATTACGATATATAACGGGGTGAATACCCAAACCCACGGTAAATCCAACGAGCCAAACAGCTTGCCCAGAATTAACCCCGCCTGAACTATGCCTAAAGTTGTTTTTAGCATGCTACACCTCCAATAAAAAAGCAGACTCTGAGTTTTCACTCAAAATCTGCTTGTAAACCTATATTTATCTTTCTAACTCGTCAACACCAAGCACAAGCGCTAGTCTGCGGGAACTCACCATTTTTTACAAGCAAGCTAACCCTGACCATTGCCATCCCTTTATACATTCCAGAAACATTCTTGGCATCTTGTACAACAAAACGCTTTGCAGGCTCTTTAACATCAACCTGTACAATACCAAAATTACTTTTATCATCTTCGGGGAAAAACTTGTATTGTACGTATTCATCTGTTAATTTTAATAATTCAAGCGTCAACATTTTTTTCTCTCCAGTACCTTTCAGCTAGTGAGTAATTATATTTCGTATTGGTTAAATCATGTGCTTCATCGTAATTATACCCTATTTTTTTCATAATAGCAAATTCTAAATGTTCATGTTTAAGCATCAATACATCATGTTCTTGAATATTTTTACCTTCCAAAAGTCTTTGAAAAGATTGTGTCATTTCAAAGTTCGGATAAAAACGATGATGTCCATCAGCTAAATCGTACTCATTAATAAATACATGTTTAAAAATGCTTTCCAGACGCTTTTTAGGATACCCTGTATTTTTGTGTATTTTATTAACAAAAGCATGTATACCATTCTTGCGACGTGCTTCATAATATTTTTCCTCATGCTCATAACGTCTAGTATAATCTGGGTCGTTCTTATCATTCAAAGCGCCAGATATAGCACCTGCCGACAAATCACTCAGCCTGCTCTCCGCTTCCCGCAGCCCAGCATAACCACGCATATACTTGCGCCAATCCTTGCCATCTTCCCACGCCTTCAAGCCTTTACGCCCCAGCACCTGCGCCCTGCGTGATTCCGGCAAGCTATTCAGCCATTTGTCGCCTGCCTCCCGCACCTGATCGCGTTGCTGCTGCATATCAACTTCACCTTCAATGACTTCCACGTACCGGCATAAGCAATGCGGGTGTACCGGCAAAGGCGGCAGCTTATCCTTAGGATATATGCCTGCACCTAAGCCATACATATCAGCTTTGGCGTACATGTCGCAGATATCAAAAACAGGGTGACGGCTGCTTAATTTGAATTTCACAGCCACAATATCGGCGTCTGTTTTCATCTTAGCTATAAAACCATCAGCCCATGCCCTCGCCATCTCGGTTCGGGTGATACGTTCGGCAACATAGCGGGATTTTTCATTGACAGCGACCTCTACGGCCTTTTCAATAGCCTTTTCGTTGCCTTTTTGCACTGCTTCTAGCAATTTATTATAGGCTGCCTGCAGTGCCTTGTTAGGTGCACCATTTTTGGCCAGACGATTGATGTTGTCAATGGCCTGCCTTTGCTCGGCCAATGCCTGCAGGTCGTTGCCTGTAGCCTCCCTTACCTTCTGCAGATACTTTGGCAGGTCCTGCCTGCTGATAATATCCTTGCCGCCGTTATATACGTTCTGGCCATCGTCGCCATAACCGTCATACAACGCCCTTGCAGCCTCAGTCCAGGTCTTGTTCCGGCGCATCTGCTCCTGCAGGGTACTTACAATAGCACCGCGCATCTTCACGCCTACGCCATGCAGTTTTTCAGACAGCGTCATGCCGCTTTCATCCCATTTATCGGCCAGCTCTTCACCCATGCTTTCTACTTGCGCTTTAGTCAGCATAGTCGGAACAATACCATAAGCATAAGCTGCAGCCTCTACAAGCGCAGGCCTCAGTTCCGGTAGCGTAAACAGCTTACCATAGTGGTGCTGCACATTATCCAGTGCCTCTTCAAACTTCATGCCACTAGCAATCAGCCTTTGCAAGTAAGCTACTGCTTTTTTAGCATCCTTACGCCAGCTTTTATTCAGTTTCTTAATCAGCTGCGCCAGCCTGTCCGTCGTCGTCATCATCGCCACCGCCATTATCACCAAAAGCATGGCTATAATCCAGCTTTTCCTGCTCCAAGTGCTCTTCGTAGGTCTTCACCAGCGCGTCAAAGTCATCAGCCTTAAGCTCCGGCAGATAGCTGGTAAGCACACGCTTGAAGACTTCCATGTTAAATTCATCGCCAAAGTTCAAGCCTTTAGCAATTTCAGCATTAGCAAGCTCCTGCTCAACCTCACTGATTTTGAAGTCATTCGGGTAGTTCACACTGTATTCCAGCGGCACACCGGTCCAGATACTGAACAGCCTTGCCAGCTTCTCTTCCGCTGCTTCCACGAGGTCTGCAAAATCGGATAAGATCTGATTGGTTGCCTCATAATCCCACGCTTTCGCCTGCCCGCTCTGCTGCTTGGCGGAACCGGTAACGTTGACCACAACTGCCATGCGGTAAATCTCCTGCTGCAGTGTAGCAATCTGCGCTGCCAGCACCGTTGCAGGACCATCAGGCGGAGCGATGAACGCAGGAGCGTGGCTGCTCTCCGGAGGATATCCTAACGCATTATTGGTACCAATGGTGATGCTGTCCGGGTCGCTCGAAGGGTAACACAGAACGCTGAAGGTCTGATTGACCAGGATATCAGCCAACCAGCTGCACATATTGTAGATAGCAAGGTTCGTTTTTGCTACGCTAAGGAATTCACTAGGCGGGAAAGGATTGTGACTATTCCTCACTTTGCTAACCAGAGGGACAACCGGCACGCGCCCAAGATTCCAGGTTCCGCTGTGCTTGCCTTTGCTGTCTATAAGCTCCCAGCCTTCTGCCGTCAGCGTGCGTGTCGCCATCGTCTGTTCCTGGTATGCATCAGGCTCCACGAAAACAAACTTTGTGATACGGCCCAGCTTATCCTGACAGATTTCCTTTACAGCATTAAGATTAACCACAAAAGCATAAGGCAGGTTATTGCGGTCCGCTTCCAGGTCTGCCACACGCATATCCTCTGTATCGCCTTGCGCCTTATCCATAACGATATAAGCGACACCCTGCAGCTTCGCACTGCAGGCAGCCTGCTTCATAAGGTTCTGGATGCTGGTACCCAAGAAGTCAACGTCCTTGCTGAAGGTTTCCCACAGCTCCGAGCCTGCACCGCTCCAGTCACGCACAGCCAACGTTTTGAAGATTGGCGCTACATGAGCATTAACGCAGGGTGCCAGATAATTAAGATAGTACGCCAGCTCACGCCTCATGCCGTACTTTCCAGCATCCTCACGCGGGTGCTGGGTTAAATAGCTGCCGTCAAGAAAGCCTCCGCAGCCTTCATAGCCATCTTCCAGCATTTTGTATAATCCATGTTTATCATTACGCATTTTTTCACCTCTCTTAATAGTTGACGCGCATCGGTTTAGGCCTTGCCACCTCCACGATGTCCTCACACACGCCGGTCAAAGCATCCGGAGCATCATCGTGTGTGTTCTTGCCTTCCTTCTGGTACTTGCTCAGTGCTGCATAAAACTCCGGCCAGCGGTTCTTCCAATCGATTGGGAAATAAATATGCTCCATACACCACGTAGCATTAGACAAGATTCTTGCAGCCTTGTTCTTATGCTGCGTAAAGGTTTCAATGGTTGTATGGTTGCTATGCAGCAGCTTCTTCACGTTCCTGGCGAATCCACGCCCGCCATTGTTGCTTTCGAAGCGTGCCACATTCGTGCTGTTGCGTTCCAGTGCCCTCGCCGTTGCCGGTTCAGTAACCTCCATAGGCTCTTTCGTGTATAAAACGTCAAGCACATACGCTTCATCCGCAAATGTGCGCCCATAAATGATGCAGCAAAGGTAATCGGCGCCGGTATCAGCCGTATCCGTATAAGCACGAATCTGCTTGAAGGCAGGAAACGCGCCGTCATAGGTCTTGAAGCTGCTGTACAGCCTGCCCTTGATATCAATCGGCTCCTGCTGGTAGTTGGCACTCCATATATCAAGCCCCATAAGCTGCTTCTTCTCCATGCAGCTTTCAGCATCCAGCACACCATCACACAGCATGCTGCCGTCATCCTGCACTGCCTTCATGTTGATATGCACGATTTTTTCTGCCGGATAATATTCCAGCACCTTGCCTGCCAAATCATCACTAGCCCAACGCGTCATAATGACGATGATTTTATAATTGCCCTCGCCACGTGACAGCATGGTATTGGTGAACCAGTCCCAATGCTTTTCCTTAACATTTTCGTTATAGGCTTCTTCCGCATTCTTGATTAAATCGTCTATGATCATCAGCCTGCAGCCAAAGCCTGTCGCTGTACCGGTTGGCGATGTAGCAAGATAACTTGTCTGCTGTCCTTCAAGGCTCCACAGGTTCATAGCGCCGTCGCCACGCTTAATTTTGGTGGCGGGGAATACATCACTATAGACCGGCTTATAAATATCCGCCTTAGCCTCGCTGATGCTGTCACGCACGTTCTTGCTGAAGCGCGTTGACAGTGTTTCGTTATAAGAGCCAATCATAACCTGCAAGGTGTTATCCCTGCCCAGCGCCCATTCCACGAAATTGCTGGCAGTGTAGCTTTTGCCATGACGCGGAGGCATGTTCAGTACAAGTATCTTCTTATCTGAGGTCAGCAACCATTGCAAGGTATCGCACAGCTCCTGCAGATACTTGCGGTCGCTCCGGTAGAAGTCCGGGTTCTTCAGCTGGGCGTAAAAAAAGAACCTGCGTCTTGCAAGTTCTATCTTTGCTCCCAATGTTATAAGCTGCTTATCCATCCATACTAGCCAGCTTTTTCAGTTCTGCATCCGTCAGCCCGGCGAACGGATTAGCAAGCTCACCGGAGATTTCCACGTTTTCTTTTGGCTTCAGGCCTACAGTATCGCGATAAATTTCAAAAGCCTTGATGTTGCCACGCTTAGCCTTCAGCTTCAGCGCGTCCAGCATCTCCTTGCGCTCATCGTCCGTTGTGAAGTCTGCATCCAGCTCACGGAACGACTTTAAGCGGCGGCGTGCTTCACCGGATGCCTGCCCGCCTTTTTTGCCATTTCTCGCCGCTTCCTCGCCGCTTCGAAACCTTGTGGCTTTTCCATTCTTCAAATTATCCAGTTGTTTCTTTGTAGGCATCAATCTCACACCACCTTAATCCCACATCATCAATAATATCCCAAAATTCTTCCACATCATGCGGTACAACGTAGAAGCCTGTTTCGTCTTTCTCAAAGTCAATGCCAACATGATGCAGCTCATGCCTAAGCAATGTTTCTAACTGCTTTTCGCTAAAGCCAACTACATTCGGCTCATAAACCACAATAAAAAAATCATAGGGACAGCACCAGCTGTAGCGTTCGCTCACTAAGTTGCAGTCAGCAAATATCGTCCGCTTATTGCGCTTCTTCTCTTCCAGGCTGGATAAGTAGGCTATTTTTACTTTAGCAGCCTTGATATCCGCAAACTCCGGCAAAGTGCGTATCAGCCTATTTGCTATTAACCTATACTTTTTACTGTGCTCCATGATATACCTCAAATTCTTCTACCCTTGCCGGACGCGCCGCATTGCAGTGCGGTGTCCTTGCGTCCGGAAAGAAGGAGGTGATTAGTCTGCTCCGGCGTGGTAAAAACTCAACAAAAACCACGCCCGGCAAAGGCAGAAAATATTTTGCTGGCTGCGGCGCTTGATTCTGCTTTATCCACCAATTAAGGAGTTTCCCACGATATTACAACAGTGCTAACCTAGTGTAACCTGTGTTTTTACGTTGTCAAGTATCACACCAGCATATATTTTAAACTTAAAAGGCAGTCATCGCAGCTTCTGCCCCTCACTACTTCGCCCGCAGGCTTTTCGTTGTTCTTTATGTGGTGCGTAGAGCTGGAATTGCACCAGCGTTGTATCTTACGTCACGGATTTACAGTCCGCTGCCTTCGCTACTCGGCTCACCTACGCATATAAAAGCAGGGGGGAAAGGGATTCTTGACGCCAGCTGCACAGCTGCGCTACGAATATTTGCAATGTCCTATTCGCAACTTGCATCTACTCCCATTCGGGAACCTTGCCCCTGCACCCGGGTATCTTTAAAATCTTACCATAACGCCACCCATGACGTTATCTGCTCTGCCGGCTATCCAACCACCAGCATTGCCTTTCAGAGGGAAGCTAATAACGCCTACCGCGCCATCTTTAGAGACACCAGCACCAATGCCCCAGCGCCGCGTTTTATCAACTACCGGTATCTTTATATTAAGATTCGTGCTGCTGGTTTGCGTCAGCGTCAGTTTATTCTTGTCAAACAGGTACTGTTCACTCTCTGCTTTGGCCACAGTGAAGGCCTTGTCATTAACCTTAACATTCAGCACCGGCTTGTTGAGCTTCACCTCAATATCCGTTTTTTCCGGTTCGCTTTTAGTGCTGCCATCAGCAGACTTGTAGATAACAGTTTCTTTAGGCACATAAGCGATTTCCGTTTTCACCTTGTCCCGGTATTCAACCTGGGTAACTACTTTTGTGTCAGCCACCGGGCAGGTATGCAGCACTCCGCGCAGAACGAAACCACCGGCAAAGGCAAGCGCAGCAGCTATTGTTAAAAATATTTCATTTTTCGTCATCACTGTGCCACCTCCCTTACCAAGGCATAGTAAAAGCCCCACCGCCATTACAGCAGCAGGGCTTCACTCCCTTGCGTCTCTTGTTTTCTTCTCCGCTTATTATAATTATATCATCAGCGGATACTGTCAAACAATGTCACAACATATATTTTTACAATTTTTTATTCCATCTTTGAGCTATTTCAAGGAAAAATTCTCCGTCTCTCGCCAGCTCAAATCTTTTACAGCATGGGCAGTAAATCCCCAAAACGCCTTGCTTATTAAATGCACACCTTGGCTGCCTGCCGCAGCAGTCATTGATTTTCAGGTTCAGTTTCTTTCTTTTCTTCTTCATCATGCGCCAGCCTTTCCAAGATGGCTGCATGGCGGCGGTGTACGCTGCGCCAGTTGATACCCATACGTACAGCCACCTCTTCCCATGTGTAGTTGCTGAAATAATGCATTCTCAGCATCATTTGGTCTTCTGCAGATAAAGGTTCGATTGCTTTTTCAATTTTCTGCTGCAAACTTACCAATGCCTCAAACTTTTCGTAATACAGACTGCGCAGTTTATCAGCCTTGGCAATGGCATTGGTTACATTGTCACGCCCGCTATTGCCGCCACCGGGCATACCTGTTAATTGCGAAATCCTTGGCGATGTCATCATGTTGGTAAGCTCGTTCACCTGGTCCTGCAAATCCATTATTTCCATTTTCAGATGCTTGCATTTACGCAGATCATATTTTGTTATCAAGTTTTCACCCTCCTCAGACTTCTTCAAAAATCATATCCGGATACTTATACAGCAGCATTTTCCGCTTCAGCAAATATTCCTTTGTTCTAAAACCTTTAGTGTCAACCACTACTGTGCGCCCATCTTTATATTTGACGACAAAATCAGCAATGTACTTTATTGCTCTTTCGGTTTTGCCGGCATGTTTGAATTTAGGCTGCAACTCGAACGTTACCTGACGTTCAAATTCTATAACCTCGCCCGCCTTGCGCAGTACTTTCAGTTCGTCATAGTAAATTTTTTCTTTGATGCTGTCAAAGATGATGCCATCACATTCAGCTTTTTTGTTATGGTATTTCATTGCTGCTTGCGCGTCCTTTCCCAATCCGCCAACGCATCCGGCGTGCCAAATTCTTTTAACAGCTCACGCTGGCATTTTTCGCAGTAAACGGGTCGGCCGTTGTCGAAAATGCTCGATACAGCCTTTTCTTTATCGCACCACACACAAATTTCACCTGCGCTAGTTCCCATGCTGCACACCCCCTAAAACGGAATTTCCTCATCAAAAGGCACCTGCTGGCCGAAACTTTCCATGCTCTGCGGCGCCGGCTGCTGTGATGCCTGTTCCTTGCGCTCGATGAATTCGGCATGGTTGACGATTACTTCAGTTACCCAGCGCTTGCTGCCGTCTTTGGCATCATAGCTGCGGATTTGCAAGCGGCCTTCTACCAACAGACGTTGTCCTTTATGCACGTAGTTGCCGATTGTTTCTGACGTCTTTCCCAACGTTACGCAAGGGATAAAGTCCGCTTCACGGCTGCCGTCTTTAGTGTAGGGGCGGTCAACAGCCAGCGTAAACTGTGCTACGCAGGCACCGCTAGGGGTATATCTGATTTCTGGATCTTTGGTCAAACGGCCTAACAGCATAATTCTATTCATTCTCATTCTCTCCTTTCAGCACCAAACGCAGCACCAGTACAATGACCAGCGCCAGGCAGATGGTTCCTGCTGCATTGTAGATTAACTCAGTAAACTGTATATCCATCATCAGCTCCGGCTAAGACTCCTTTTCTTCTACACCAATTTGGGCTTTGATATAGGCGATGGCCTTATACAGATAATCAACATCACCGCTATCACGCCACATATTCAGATTGTAATGTACCGCCGTCATAAAGAACTGTTTTTCCTCCGCTTGGGTTTTATCCTCAACGACTTCATTTTCTTTAACCAGTTTATCGATATACCAGCGGGCTTTTTTCAGGTCCTCAACGCCATTCTTCTGGCCCCAGCGCCACAGATACTTGATGGCATTAGCGGTGCAAACAGCATCAAGGCCTTGCAGATTAATCGTGGCAGCCGCCAGCGCGTCGATGCATTCAACACCGCCTTGGGTGTAGTGCTTGGGATGGTTTACATTGTCAGTCATTATTTATGCCCCCTTATCCATTTCTCATGTCTTGCGGCAGTTCCGGCTGTCGCTAAATTTTTCAAGTTGGCCTGCCGTTTAGCTTCCAGCAATTTGTATTGCTCGGTTTTCCATTCGCTAAATGCGTTGCAGATAGCATGGCAGCCTATTCTTCTTACTTCGCATCCTCTGCAGGGTGATTTGCCTACCATCTTTTCTTGCTCACCTCTTCCTTTACCAGTCTGCCGGCTTTATGCGCCCGCCTTGCAATCTTTGCTTTGTCGTCGCAGCTGAAGGCAAGGCATGCAGGGCAGATGGTGATAATGCCAGCAGGACTGAAGTAGTAGCGGTTACAGCTGCCATTCTCCTGCCCGCACACTTGGCATTTACGTTTCATCTGTTCACCTCCTAAAATAATTCCTGCTGATTCTCAATTTCTTCCGGCACTTTGTATGTAAGAGGATACATATCAGCCATACCACCCTTCATCCGGCGCTCGTAGTGAACACCGTGCGGAGCCATGTAGTTGGGGTCAACCTCTTCAGGCGTTGGAATGTAATATGCATCTGGCAGCTCTCTGTCTTTACATAAGCTCTCCAATTCTTCTTTGTAGGACATAATATGCTGGCGTTCAAGATTCATGTTTTCACCGTCTGGGTAAAAAGGGTCGCGGCAGCCTTTATTACGAATATACTCCCAGATTTCAAATGCTAGCAACAGCATTGCTTCCGCATGCTCAATCTGTTCTTCAAGGCTTCTTCTTTTTTTAGCCATTATTGCACATCCTAAAATAAATCCTCTTTCGGCAGCACGAACCAATACTCTCCCAATGGACTAGGTGGGTACCACTCCCATTTATATCCCTGCTCCTTGCAGTACATAATCAAGGCATCATAAGCCAGGCACATACGCCCGCTCTTTCTGTACTGCTTTGCTATAGGCTCAAATTTCGCACGCATTTCATCTGCAGTATAGTGTTCAAGAGCACGGCGGCCGTCTAATATAAGACGTGATGCAAGTTTTTCCGCGTTCCAGATTTCGCCACGGCGTTTCAGTTTTTTCTCTAATTCTTCATTCCACTCCATGATATCTACCTCAATCTGCTGTTTCCGCATTTCTCCGGACAGTTGCTGCATACGTCATGATGGCAGCTGCGGTCGCACTCTTGGCAGCACAAATGACAAAATTGGTTAATAGCGCAATCTGTAACAGGGCGTTTACAGAACCACTTTGGTTTCAGCCGTTCAATAATCGCCGGTATCTGCCGTTCCTCTTTGTATGACCACTCTTCTTCAGGCTTCAGCAACGGCAGCAAAGGCTTTTTATTGACGATTTTTACTTTTGCTCTGGTAGCAGCACGCTTGCTTTTCTTAATCTTGTTTTTGCATTCATCGCTGCCGCAGCTGGTTATATATCCACGCTCAACAGCTACGGCAGCAGCATATCTTACCGCGCCGCATTCACACACGCAGACGAAATGCGTTTGCTTATAAGATAAATTCAGCATCTTTTGCGCCATCGCTGGAGCAATAACCCCCGCAACAGTAAGCATGTCAAACTTACGCCCGACATATGAATTCCAATCTTTCCGCATTTTTCTGCCTCCCTACAGCCCCAAAAGCTCATTCATGCTTCTGAAATCAGCTGCTACCTTCTGGCGGCGACGGCTCTTGCCGGTTACTTCTACCGGATGGCACATCTCCAGCACTCTGTCATAGATACGGCTGTTGCCAATGCTGTCGGGCTTTTTGATTTCGTCGATGCTCAGGTTGGTTGTAATGATCATCGGCAGCTTAGCCCGGTAACGTGCATCAATCACGTTGAATACCTGCTCCTGAGCGTATTCGCTACGACGTTCGGCTCCCAAATCATCCAGGACCAGCAGGTCGAACTGATTGAAGCTGTCAATATAGGTTTGCTTTTCCTCAATGCTCCACAAGGTATTCAGCACCCGCGCAAAGTTGGTCATCAGGCAGGTTCTGCCGGAATCTATCAGGGCATTGGCGATGCAGGCTGCAGCAAAAGTCTTGCCGGTTCCCACGCCACCATACAGCAGCAGGCCTTTGCCCTGCTCCCGGAACTGCGTAAAGTTGCCAACGTAGTTTTTAGCAGCTCTCATTATGCGCGGGTCCGCACCGTCATCAGCTGCAAAGTTCCAATTCTGCATATCGCTTTCAAGAAAGCTGGCACGGCGATGCTGCCTGATGCGCGCCTGCCGCTTTTCAGCTTTGCGCTGCTGTTCTTCTGCCGCCAATTTTTCGGATCTGCACCGGCAGAGGCACGGCACCACCTTGACCATGCCAAGGAAACTGCCGCGGAACTCTTTCGGCGTATGGCACTTACCGCAATACAGCAGGCCGTTTTCTATATAGTCAGCTGAGTCTTTAGGCACGTTGGCTGCTGTCTTCCGCTCCAACGTCGCTATGATTTCTTGTAATCCTTCCACGTTATCACCTTCCTAAAAATATTTGTCCAAATCAGTCATATCCTGCTCGCCCGCAGACTTTGCAGCTGCCTTTGCAGCCGGTTTATCACGCCTTGCCCAATTACGGATAGTAGCAAGGTGGTTTTTATAGCTCTTGCCACTGGAAGCCATATATTCAGACAGGCGCTGTATACGCTGGTCCCAATCAGCAGGGAACTCTGCCTTCAGCTTTTCCAGATCATCATCAGACAGCAGCACGTTTTGATATTCGCCGTGTTTATGGCGGGGGGATTTTTTAGATATACTCTTATTCTTATCTTTATCTATATCTATATCTCCTTCTATATCTATGCGTGGAACGTCCATGGATGTCCGCTGAATTTCCATGGAATTTTGAGGCAAAAGCTTTTCAGCTTCCCTTTTCCTTCGCTTGCGTTCCCTGTCTTTTTCTCTTATCGTCGCCAGCCTGTCTGTGCTCTGGTACTTCTCCCAGCTTGACAGAAAAATCATGTTGTTGATAATCTCTATCATCCCAAACTGTTCAAAGGTCTTCAGCGCAAGCCTTACAGTCGATATAGGCTTGTTAAACTGCGTGGCCAGCATTTCGTCAGTATATGGGATTTCCTTTGTCAGATAGATAAAGCCGCCATCGTTGACATTACCGGCAAGGCAGAGCAGCTGCACCCACATCAGCAGAAGGCTGTCACCCTCCGGCATGCTGCCAATCTGTTTAATCTTGCGGTTGTCGAACATATCAACAGCAATCTTTATCCATTTCACATCCGCCACTTTATCAGCCCCCTTTCCATGCCGCTTTCAGGCGGTCAAGTTCTAAAGGTGTCATAGTTTCAATGCCCAAGGCCTTTGCTTCCTCCACCACAGCTTCAACCAGCCTGGACATTTCGGCGGTATCGTATGAGCTGCTACCATAGTAAGCAATTATTGTCGTGTAGCCGTTCCGCTCGCTTAGTGGTTCTGCTATCCAGCCCAGCCCGTTAGCCTGCCATCTACGGATAAACCGCGCCGCACCCGCGCTGATCAGCTCCACTGTTTCAAAACTCCCGACTTCTCGAATGTTTTTGCGGTACACTGTTTCTTTCGTTGCCCCGACTTTTTCCGCGATTTTCTGGCACATCTGCCACATATAGGCGTTAGCTTTTAGGCTGCGCTTGCGCTTTTGGCGGTCAATAGATATTATGTATGGCTTATTATCGCCCTGCATTGCGTTCAGCGTGTTGAAAAGCTCTTGCCTATACCAACTATCCAGCGACACGGTAAACTCTACTGTATCGCCAATACAGGACACGTCAGCTATATTTTTTATCTGCGCTTTCACGTTTCCACCGCCCTAAAGATAGCTTTTGCCTATCAACGCCCGGAATTCTTCTCGGCTATGCCCCAGGGCTTCATACTTACGCTGTGCGTGCTGTTTGATTTTTTGGTCAAGCACCTGGTTATTATTATGTATGCCAGCCGCGCCGTTATGATGATAGTTGCACAACGGCACTACAAAACCGTGTTTGTCGCTGATTTTCCGCAGCGCAGTTCCGAAAAATACGTGATGCACTGCTTCCCGCGGTCTGCCGCAGACTATGCAAAATTCCATGTTATCCGTTACAATAGACTTTTTCACTGTGCATCAGCCCGCTTTCTAAGGCTGTTCATAGCCTGCGCCCATTGTTTTGTATCCATGTCTTGCAGGTTATTAATCTTGTAACCTGCAACAACGCTATCAACAGCAACGCCCTTTTGCTTTGCCAACGCTTGCAGCTGCCCCATCTGGTAGCTAGTGACTTTTTCCGCTAGCTTTGCCGTAGGCTGCCGCTTAGCGTTGTTAGCTGGCTTCTGACTTCCAGCAGGCTTTTCTGCTGGTTGCTGCACCGGTGGCAGTGCGTCCGCGTCCTTTGCGTCGTCCAGCGCAAACAGCCCATTAAGCGCATATTTACGTGCATAGCTGCTACAACTTCCTGTAATCTGCGCTACATCCTTACCTTTTTGTGATTCGTCTTCGCGAGCATAACCATCAACTTCCACAACACCATCACTTTCAGTATCAATCAACTTAGCTACAGCCTTCACATATGTACGATTGCCAATGACAACGATTTCATCCGTCAGCAGCAGCACAGCTTTTACTTCTACCAGCAGAGGCTTTGCCGCTTCTGTAATATCTTCACAGCTGCGGTAATAGTACCCGCCGAAGTCGCTGTACTGCCCTTTAGGTACTTTCAATTTTGCCTGCAATGTCAGCAGCTTTTCATAAATGCCCATGATCAGTACCGCCTTATTTAATCTGCAGGTTCTGGCGCGCTACCAGCTCGCAGCCCGGTACAGTTTCACCGGCCTTGATAGCCTTTTTGACTGCAACTTTGTCCAGCTCCGGATCTTTGAATTTCAGGAATTCTTCCGGAACATCGCCGATGCACTTTGCGTCAAACTCCACTGCTTCGCTTTTGCGGAAGCTCATGGCCACCTTCGCAGTCTCAAACTTTTTGCCGTTCAGATAGCGGCTCAAAAAGCCTCTAAGGCTTTCCGCCTTGGCCTTCTTAGCCTTTTCACGTTCTGCAAAAGCGTTCTTCTGCGCTTTCAATGCTTCTGCCTCCGCTAACAGGTTTTTATACCAGCAGCCCAGGTTCTCAATCTTCTTGTCGCGCTCCATTTCCAGAGCTGCGATTGCTTCAAGGTCGATGATTTCGCCGCTTTCGGTATCTACAACGCGGCTTTCGTCCAATTTGACGCAGGCCGCCAGATTTTCGTCTATATCAAACAGTTTCATGCTATGCCTCCTTTAAACTTACGTTGTTTACGATGTTCTGCAGCTCCCGGGTGGTAAGGCCGGCAAACTGATCCATGTTAAACATTTCTTTGGTGATGCCTTTTGCAAGCAGCTGATTTTGGAAGTAGTCCATTGTCAGGCCGTCATAATCTCTTTCGTTCATCTGCGCACCTCAATGGGAATCAGCACGATGTCCCCCGGCTGAAGGTCACCCTTCAAGTTGCTGATTTTCTTTGTATAAAAGATGACCTCGCGAATATCTCTGCTGTCGCCCTCGTGCTCCATTACAGAGCCCACCAAATGCCAGAGCGTATCGCCCTCTCCGGCAACGGTCTTGACAACATAATTATCAACCGGACGCGTTGCATCCCATGCAGCCCAAACGCAGCAGGCTGCGAGCATTGCGATTAAGATTTTTTTCATGCTATCACTCTCCCGAACACATTTCACGCAAATAATCGTCAATTGCAAATGCTGGAACCAGGCGGCGGCTGTTACGGACAACATACTTCAGACGGCCTGCATCCATCTCTTCCTTCAGAAAGACAGGAGAGCAGCAAAGCAGGATTTGAGCCTCGCCGGTAGGATAAAGCATCCTGCGCGGAATCTCTCTGCGCTCTTTCGGAGCAGCTTTTTTAATCGTTCTTGCCATGATTGAACCCTCTTTTCTTGGTATTCTTCGTGTTATACAGTTAGTAGATTTTATACCAGACATCATTGTTGAAACTCCCCAGTCTCGTTATGCTGCGCTGGTCTACGCTAAGTTTCTTGACGGTCTTCAAGGCCTTGCTGTTGATTGCTTCAAGGATTGGTGCAAGAAAAACGTATTTCCTACGCTTTTGATCTTGCTGAATATGCAGAAGCAGTAAAGTAAAGGCTGACATATCAGGGCACTTCTGAAAGTTGCAATGATATGGGCGCTTCATCAGCCAGCAGTCACATATCTTAGCCAGCTTCTTGCCACATTTACTGCAGAAGTTTCCTTTTTTGACGACTTTCCCACAATGCGGGCAGGTCGTCATATTTTTATCTTCCATCACCATCACGCCCCGCAGAACTTGTTGATAAAGTACTGCTGGCCTTTGCCGGTAACCTTCGTAGTTTTGCTTACGCTGACGTGGCCGTCACTGTGGGAAATAGCCGTTTCCTTAATTTTGAACAAGCCCATTTCCATAGCTCTCTGCGTGGGGCTGTTGTAGTCTGCGCCCTGACGCTTAATCAGATAGCCATTACCACGCAGCCACTCAAACAAGCGCTTCTGACCAATCGGATGGCCGTTCTGCTTAATGAGCTTCGCCAAATCACCAATCAGAATCGTGCTGTCAGACGCGCTCACCGCATCTGCAAAGAGTACCTTCGGCTTCGCCGCCTGCAAGCTGGCTTCCGCCTGTTGGCGAGCTGCTCTTTCCTCTTTTAAAGTTGTCGCCAGCTTTATAATCGTGTCCGGGTCAGTTAGTGCCTGCTCAATTTTATCGGCCGTCAGATATCCACCGTGTTTTCTGATTGCCGGAAGCACCTCGCTGGTCACCCATTCTTGAAAAGCTTCTGCCTTATCGGTTTTCGCTCTCATTACCAAACTGTAAAGTCCGGCTTCATCAATAATTGTAGTTTCTTGTTTACCTCCAGGGGTGTCCAAAACAGACATACCTTTATGGTTATCTTTTACGTGTTCTCTGACAGCCTTAGCTGTTTGACTGTAACCTAATGCTTGGGCTACATCCTTACCAACAAACCAAGGTTCCCCGTTTTGCTGAATTGTGCGAATCTGTCCGAAGTCAGGACTATTGAAAATCTGTAAATTATTCATTTTGTACCTCCTTTGCTGTCACGATACGTGTCACAATTAGGCATAAAAAAGACGTTCTACACTTGTAGAATAATAATGTGCCAGCTTAACCTTGATTTCATCTCTAGGAATTCTATTCCCTGTTTCGTACATAGTTAACGCTGAAACGCTAATTCCAATGGCTTCAGTCACTTCTTTTTGCGTTTTCTTTTCAGAAAGACGCAATTTCAAAAGACGTTCTCCAATAGTTCTAGCATCGTTCATTTTATCACCTCCACTTTTTTGTCACGTTATGTGACTAAATTTATAATACCACTTTCCATTGATAATGTCAACACGTTACGTGACTTTTTCTTGTCAAATTTCACGTAACGTGATATTATAATATCAGAAGAAAGGAGCGTCATATTATGCCATTCAATAATATGCTAAAATCATTAAGATTAAAAAAGGGATTGACTCAAGAAGAACTCGCCAAGCTTACAGGATTAACAAGAAGTGCTGTAGGAATGTATGAATCTGGGAATCGCGAACCCAAATATGAAGTATTAGAATTACTTGCTGATTTTTTTAATGTAGACATGAATACCTTGCTTGACAAAGCTTCAGCAGATGAAAACATTCCAGTTTTTGACGACCCGGATATAAGGATATTGGCCCGTAAGTCTCTTGTGAATGACCCTCAAAAAGCAAAGAAACTTAGAAAAATGGTGAAAATCATATTAGCTGATGATGAGGATGATGATTAATTGTATAATTCTATTCCAAAAAAGCCTAGGTTTAATTGCGCTGAGGAAAAAGCAAGACAAGTATTGCTATATTATAAAGTAAATACACTGCCTATTGATGTACGAAAATTAATCAAGGCAAGTAATATATGCGTGATTAAATGCTACTCCAAATTAATTAAGCGTCACAGCTTAAAAAAAGAAGACCTATATGAATCTTTTGGTAAAGATGGTGCTGTATTATATGATGCAACTAAGCCTAAGCCTTATACAATCGTCTATAATGACATTGATAAACCTACTATGCGTATCACTTGGACTCTAGCTCATGAATTAGGGCATATAGTCCTAAAGCATCATGTAGAATTTGATGAAACAAGGCTTATGCGTTGTGGCTTGATTGATAGGGATTATAAAATTTTAGATGCTGAGGCAGATGCTTTTGCTGCGGAACTACTAGCTCCAGTAATTGTTATGATTACCGCCAACTGGGATACCAAAGATTCCATAATGCAGCACTGCGGACTTTCTGGTATGGCAGCACGCATCAGAAGTCGTTCTTTACGTTCAATAAAACAGATAAAAGAGTGTTACTTTAAATATGAACGAAATTTATATTACGCCTTTTATAATTACATCCACTTGAAATTCTGCCCAGAATGCAAAACATTTTTTGTCAGCAAAGATGCAAATTATTGTCCCATCTGTGGCAGTCATAGTATTATATGGAAAAAAGGAGAAGTAAACATTATGAAATACGAAGGTGTTAACGTTAACGAACTATCTAAGGCTATTGTATGTCCTATTTGTCAAAATGAAGAGATTTTGGAAAATGGAGATTATTGCGCTATATGCGGCACATATTTAGTTAATCATTGTTCTGATATTACTGACGAATACGATAACATAGAAAAACAAGGTTGTGGCACTCTTCTACCAGGAAATGCACGTTATTGTCCATATTGCGGCAATCCTAGTCATTTCAAACAAATAAATGCTTTGTGTTCTTGGGAGCAAGAACAAGCAATATTTAAGTCATTAGAATCAGGGAAAAGCGTTCCATTTGATGAAGAGATTCCATTTTAATTTTTTGTACAATCAATCTATTATTCACAAATAAAAATACCGCCAGCGCAAGGCGGAAGAAGACGTGGAGAGTTTAGGATAATAGATTTTGAAAGCGAGGAATGAAGATATGAAAGATGTAAAATTGTTTCAGAGTGCGCAAATTCGCTCCATTTGGAACGATGAAGCCGGAGAATGGTTCTTTTCTGTTGTCGATGTTGTCGGTGCATTGACCGACAGTGCAGATAAATCAGCTTATTGGCGCAAACTAAAGCAAAGAATGAAAGCCGAAGGTAATGAAACCGTGACAAATTGTCACAGGTTGAAATTGCTTGCAGAAGACGGGAAAATGCGTCTCACTGACACCGCAAATACAGAAGGTATTCTGCGTATTATCCAATCTATCCCCTCACCTAAAGCCGAACCATTCAAGCAGTGGCTCGCACAACTCGGCGCGGACCATATACACGACCTTGAAGCAGCAGAAGCTTTCAACAAGGAAATAGACGCTCGCATTGAAGCACGAAATAATATCAAACAGCATAACGTTGCTCTCGCTGATGCAGCCTTTGCCGCAGGCGTAAAAACGAACCTTGACTTCGCCAAATTCCAAAATAGCGGTTACATGGGACTTTATGGCGGTGAAACCGCTGGCGATATAAAACGTCGCAAGAAGCTTAAACCTAATCAAGAGATTTTAGACCACATGGGCAGTGTGGAACTCGGTGCGAACCTGTTCCGCATCACGCAGGCAGAAGACAAACTGCGCCGTGAGAATATCAGTAGCAAAGAAGCTGCCAACAAAGTGCATTACGAAGTCGGTCGTACCGTTCGCAAAACTATTGAAGAACTCGGCGGCACAATGCCAGAAAAATTGCCTACGCCAAGCGAAAGTATTAAGCAGCTCGATAAACCTAAAAAATAAAAAAATACCGCCAGCGGAAGGCTGACGGCAGAACCATTTTTGCTATTATTTCTTTATTATCCCATTTTGCTTGATTTTTTCCAATAAAAGTATATAATAATTGATACAGATACTTTCGTTATTGGAGGGATAAAAATTGCAAACAAACATTATTGAACAAAAATTACAAACAGCTTATCTTTCTGTATTTACATCTGATGTACAATCCGTTCTGCCCTCATTGATTTTTGAGGCTCAAGATTTATGCAACGAAGCATATGATACTGTCTATCTGCTTAAAGTAACAACGCTTTCCAAAGACCTTCGCGCCCATATTTTACGTATTGCAATAGGAATAGTAGCTAAGAAATACTGCGATAAAGGCTTATTGCCATGGTCCTACTCTATCGAATTGAACTCTGCCAAAAATTGTAGCCACATTGAAATGAAGTCTGGCACTGCTACGATTTATTGTGCAAAGGCTAGATCACCATTAACCAAACCAAAATCAGTAAAATATAGACCAGATGTAGAAATCAATCTCTTTACTGAACAAATGCCGCCTATTGATACGTTTCTTATCGCTTATGGAGAAAACAAAAATGGTACAATGTTTTTAAGCATTGGTATTCCCGGTGAAGAATCCTGGCTTTATGTTAAACCATTGGATATGAAACGTAATGCAACGGTTAATAATCAAGAGGAAAACAAAAAAGAACTTCTTGTTGAGCTTATTGACGAACTTGAAACAGGAGCTGATATTTATGGTACTCAACAAGCATAACCACATCACAGGTTCCAGACTTCGTGATGCCAGAATACTGGCCAATAAAACCGCTAAAGAAGTTGCAGCTCAAATAGGTGTTAGTGCTCAGGCACTTTCCTTATATGAACATGAAAAAGCTACACCTAATGCAGAAAACTTCAGGCAACTGTCAATAATATATGGATTGCCTATAAGTTTTTATTATAAGCCAGAAATTACTTCAAAACCTGATGGAGACGTATATTTCAGAAGCTTCTCCTCTGCCACTAAATTAAAGCGTGACAAAGCATTCACGCAAGCGAAACTATTTGTTAATGATATCGTCGGACTTATAGGCAGTAAAATCAAATTCCCTCCAGTAGACCCTTTATTTAATAAAATAAAAACTTCTACAAACATCGATGAAGATAATTTTGATTATGAAGTTATGGCGAAAGTTATTCGTAGATCTTGGAATTTGGGATATGAACCAATACAAGACCTTATGTATGAACTTGAAAAACGCGGAATAATAATTATGGTTATCGATCTTCCTGAGCAGATTGATGGTTTTTCTTTCTGGTTTGGAGGCAGACCATATATGGTCCTTAATAGTGAAAATAATTTTTTCCGTCTGCGTATGAGTATGGCTCATGAGCTGTGTCACTTATTTTTTCATGGTGCATTAGACGATATATCCAAGGATTTAAAGCGTATAGAGCAAGATGCTAAAAACTTCGCTGGTGCCTTTTTACTTCCTGACGTAACTGTAAAAAAATACATTAACTCTGCTACTCTGCAGGAATTAGCTCGCTTAAAACCTCAAACCAAACTATCTATTACAGGTATGATAAAAAGATGTTCCCAACTTACACTAATCTCACCAGAAAGAGAAGTGTCATTGCAAAAACAAATTAGTTCTAAAAGATGGCGTAAAGTAGAACCATTTGATGATTACTATAGTCCAGAACGCCCTGTCCTAATAAAGCAAGCAA